CTATGCAAGTGCTTGAATTACCTTCAATGAAACAGGTAGCAGAATGGCAACATAACAAGACACCAATACAGCAGCAGGTAAAGATACTGGCAGAAATCACTAAAACTCTAGTTGAAGTAGCAGGCACAGACAATGACGTGTACTATAGTGTTGAAAACAATACTATCGGTGAAGCCACATTAGTTGCTATTGCAGAGTACGGTGAAGAAAACATTAGAGGTATATTTTTAACTGAACCTGTAAAAACAGGCACAGCCCGTAGATATCGTAAAGGATTCAATACCACAAACAGAAACAAACTTGCGGCCTGTGCTAAACTAAAAAATCTTGTTGAAAGCAAAAAAATCTTTTTGGCCAGTAAAGCACTAGTAAGTGAACTAAAAACTTTTGTGGCATCGGGCAGCGGATTTGCAGCAAAAATAGGCGAACACGACGACTTGGTTATGAGCCTACTGTTAACAGTAAGAATGGCTACATTTTTACGTGAGTTTGACCCCAATTTAGATGATAAACTTAAAGACGCCAGCGAAGAACTGCTAATGCCTATGCCCTTTGTAATGTCATGACAATAACTCCAGTTGATAGCAAAAACGATTTATTTTTTGTTGAAAATATCTACCCACAAAATTTGGTAGATCAAGTTATGTCTATAGATCATAGATTGACTAAAAGCACATGTGAAGAATTTCAAGAAGACTATCCTAGGAAAAAACTATATCATACACATAGCGTGTATAATGCTATGTACACCTACGTACAATCTATACAAACAACTATTGAAGAATGTGTACAAATGGAATTCCTGTCTTGTGACAGCGCATTTTGGTTAGATTTGCCAGGGTTTGACATGGAAAAACATTTGGACAATAAAAAAGTTTTTGCTGCAATGCAGATATATCTTACAGAGAATACTAGGCCAATGCCCACAGTATTTTACAACAGCGATGACTCTATCAGATTTGAGCCCGAATACTGTGTTAATTCGGGATATTTGATGTTTAATAATGAGAATCAATGGCATGCTATGCCTTATACTGTGCCTGACAACGAATACAGACTCACCAGTTATACTTGGTTCTACCAAAAACGAATAAATACTAAACCATGCTTGAAATAGAAAAAGTCTCAGAAAATTTATTTGATAAGATTCGTAGCCGTTTTTCCAATATTAATATTGGAGACGAAAACGCCAAGGCTACAGTCGACCCTACTAAGGCACGATTTTTTAACTTTGACTTTACATACAACGGTGAAAATTATGGCAACATAACATTCAGTTTAGTAGATGAACAGGCAATTAAGGTATATTTTGATCAAGAGATAGACAAAGGCATGGACGCTGAGGCACGTCAAGCATGGTACAGTTTTCTTAAGGACATCAGACTGTTTGCAAAAAGACACATGATGACTTTTGACATTAGAGATATAGCAAAATCAGGCCTAAACATAGCAGACCTTAAACACGCAAACAAAGACGCTGACGTCTATGACGCAGGCGATATTCAAGTAACCGAAGGCAAACTTTATGGCACAACTCGCAGTTCCTATCAAAAGATGGAAAGTGTGAGAATCATAGCAAGGCATTCCAAGCCAGTGGACGAACAACAGCTCGGTGCAAGAGCACGAAATATTAGGGCACTCTACATTGAGAATTCTGAAGGCGAACGTTTTAAATTACCCGAAGGCACCACACTAAATGGCGCAAGAGCATATGCCAGACACGTTATGAACGGCGGACAAGTGCATGACGAGTTCGGACAACATATTGGTCAAATGATCAAAGAAATGTCTGACCTTAAGTTGTTCGCACGTAATTGTCGTGGCAGAACTTTTGAGGATGCCGAAACTATGGCTATGGTTGAAGCAGCAGTTGATCATTATGGCACCTTGCACCGAGACTTATTTTCTCTCAGAGGACAAAAAGGCTACACTAACTATAAAGAATCATGGACAGCAACAGAAAGTTTAGACAACGTTGACCTAGAAGCACTGAAAGAAAAGTTCACACGCAAAGTGTTTGACGAGCGTTTAATGGATGCACTGCCTGTTGTACAGCGTGCCTATGAAGAACGTAAGAACAGAGTAGGCGAAGAATTTGAGCAGTGGGCCAACAGTGTTATAGAAGAAGATGACGACGACAGTGTGTTTGCTAATTCACCCAACCCAGAACAAAGTGACTTTGATTTCAGCGGCGGCGATGCTGTGTTAGACAAACTGTTTACAGAAAATGGATTCCAATTCAAATTTCTAGATGGCAAGTACTACTTTGAAAGCAGTCAAGAAGTAGAACGTGCCAGAGACATTATTGCTGCTTACAATCCCAAAATGAAATTCCCACCAATGGGTGTTTATAACTATGGCTACGGCACATATGGTAGTACCACAAACGATTACGAAACTGGTACTTACAGTTCTTTGGGTATGGAAGAAAGTAAGGAGCAAGGTGTAGCGGAAGGCATGTTTGGATTAAGCGATAAAGAAAAAGGCAGCATTATGAATGTTGTTGAGAAACTAAGCGATATTCCAGGTATGTGGGATCATAAAGCACAGACATTTACTGACCAAGGTATGGAAAAACTTGAGTCAGTCTTAAAGAACAACAAAAAATACATCAAGTATGCAGTTAATCTGACAGCAGATGATTTTGAAGCAGATTTAGAAGAATCCAAAGATTTAGATTCAATCAAACGTTTGGCAGGTTTAGCCAAATAATTTGACGTTGCTCGAAAAGCGCAGTAAACTACTGCTGTGCTTAAGAAAAAATTATCTTTTTCACTTGACAGACTAAATACATTTGTTATACACTTGCAGGGTGCAGTTGTATATCTAGGCACAACAAAGACCATCTTAAACATAAAGGAAAATTATCATGGCAACATCTTTAGCAGAAATTAGAGCAAAGCTCGCAAGTCAAGAAAACCGCGGTAGCGGTAACACAATGGGCGGTGACAATGGCATTTATGCACATTGGAACATTCAAGAAGGTACTACAGCCCGAGTACGTTTCCTCCCCGACGCAAACACCAAAAACACTTTCTTTTGGGTTGAACGACTAATGATTCGTTTGCCTTTTGCAGGCGTAAAAGGTCAGGTAGACAGCAAACCCACAGTGGTACAGGTACCCTGTGTAGAAATGTATGGTGACGCCTGTCCGGTTTTGGCAGAAGTACGTACTTGGTTTAAAGACGCAAGTCTGGAAGACATGGGACGTAAGTATTGGAAAAAGAAAAGTTATCTTTTCCAAGGCTTTGTACGTGACAATCCAATCAACGAAGACAAGACTCCGGAAAATCCAATCCGTCGTTTTGTTATCAGTCCGCAGATTTTTAACTTGGTTAAAAACGCACTGATGGATCCAGAACTGGAAAACTTGCCCACTGACTACGAAGGCGGATTAGACTTTAACATCAAGAAAACTAGCAAAGGTGGTTATGCTGATTACAGCACCAGTACATGGGCTCGTAAAGAGTCTGCACTAACGCAAGATGAATTGCAAGCAATTGAACAGTATGGACTATACAACTTGGGAGACTTCTTACCCAAGAAACCCAGCGACGCAGAGTTGAAGATCATCAAAGAAATGTTTGAAGCCAGTGTTAATGGCGAAGCATATGATGCAGAACGCTGGGGTGCATACTACAAGCCTGCAGGGTTCCAAACTTCCGCAGATAGTGCACCACGTACTGAAAGTGCTCCTGCACCTGCACCACGTCCTGCGCCTGTAGTAGAAGATGTAGAAGAAGAAGCAAGTGAGCCAGTCGCATCGGCTCCAGTAGAAGCCAAACCCTCCAGCCAACGTGCTGAGGACATTTTGGCAATGATTCGTAACCGTCAAAAGTGATCTAGTAGTCGCTTGTGTCAACGTAGTAGGGGAGACGGTCCCCTACTTTTTATTCAATTTTCCTCAAGGACAGAATAAGTACATTCATGCATAAAAAAGATGTAGTGATTGCTGCTTTGCCTTACGTAGAAACATACGAACCTTTAATGGCTCCAGCCTTACTGAAAGGTATTGTTAATAAAACAAAACTATCTAGCGTTGCCTTAGATCTTAATGCAGAAGTG